GCCATAGCATTTCCACAATATAACATGAGCAATTATATGTTGTCGTGCAGTAAGTTTTATAGAATTCCAACCATAAGTTTTTAGATTAGTATATTCAGGAAACAAATCTTTTGCTTTAGGACATATATGGTGAATTTCTGTATATACGTCTTCCAACAATATAGAATTTTTAAAATTGTAATGTTGGATGAATTTGAAGTATCTTTTAAGATAATGAGGATTGTTGGGTTTACTAGAAAGAATGGTATAAATATCAATGCTGGTCATGATAGTTCCTTGAATTGTCTTTAGAATGATTAGTGCCATTGAGTCTGCCAGGACTGCGAATGGCTTTTTTAGTTTGTACTATCTATTTATAAGAAATGAAATTTCAGACATAAGAAAGGGGCCGTTAAGCCCCTATTCTATCATAATAAAAAGTTGTTATAAATCAACTACATAAGATTTGCAACAGCCACTTTGCGATAATATGAATTTGCATTAGCATACAAACCATTTGGATCTTGTGGACCTGTATAATCAGCTACAGCGAATGGATTGCTAGCAATACCATAACGAGTTTTGAAGCCAATTTTTGGTTGGAATGTATTAGGATCAGTTGCACGAACTAATTGCAATGGTACATATGGGCAGTAGAATAAACCAGCATCGAATGCTGAACTACCTTTATAACCAGCAACAAAGAATTGTGTAGCTGAACTGTTTGCAGCGTATGGATCAACATAAACTTTATAACGACCGTTTAAGATACCAGCAAAAGTTGTTGAAGTATCATCAACATTCAGTGAAGTAGATAATGCAGGAGCATAATCAAGTACACCAGCCATTGCTAAAGCAGAAGCAACGTCAGCAGAAGTGATGATGAAGTTAGCTTTACCGCGACGTGTTAATTGGCCAACAGCATTTGCTTCACGTTCAATTTGGAACAATAAACCTTTGAATTTTTCAACTGACCAACGACCATTTGAATCGATATCAAGATCGAATGAACCAGCAACAGCAGTACCAGTTTGAGCACCAACTTTAGCAGAAATATAAACGCGACGAACAACTTCACGGTTAATTTCAGCAAGAATTTCTTGAGTTAAGATGTTGCTCAATTCAGCAGCAGCATCTAAACCATGAACTGATTTAAGATCTTGCGCTAATTCATCTGTGTATTCTGCTTTCAACGCACGTGTTTGAGCAGTTACAGATGTTTTTTCGATTGAGAATGCCATTTCAGCAAAAGTAGTTGCTTCACCTTCAGCAGTAGTCATACCATAACCTGTAGTAGCGTTAAAGATGTCTGTTAATGCTGATTGTGTACCAGAAGCAGGAGTACCAGTACCATCAAACAATGAAGTTGAACCAGAGAATTGAGTGTTTGCTTCTTGAACCAACGCTTCAGCACCATTTTGTGATGTGTAACGTGATTTCATAGCAAAGATCAAACCAGTAGGTTGAGTCATTGGTTGAACACCACAGATATCATAAGCGATCATTTGTGGCATTGCACGACGTACTAATGAGATTAATACTGGATCATAACCTTGAACAGCTGCAGTAGTTGCACCAGGAGCCCAACCAGCAGAACCTAAAGCGATAGATGAACCACCAGCGTTAGCGTGTGTTTCATACAAGCCCATGCTCATTGAACCTTCTTCACGCATTGCTTTTTCTTGGTTTTCTAATAATACCGCAGTAACTTCTTTACGGTAGTTGTCTTTAATAGGACTTAAAGATTCGTGCTCTAAGATAGGAGCCCATTTTTTTACTAATTCAGGACGAGTTTGCATTTTTGTAATTTCCTTATTTTAAAGTTTAATTCTGTTAAAAGTTTCTAAATATTGAGCTACATTTGGATCAATGTTTTGTACACTTTCAGTAAGTTGTACTGGTGAATCAGTTACGATAGATTGTACTGTACCAGCAGTGGGTTTTTTACCAAAGTAATTTTCTTTGATGATTTGCAATTTAGAAGAATATGTGTCTGAATCTTCAAAGCTCAATTCTTCAGCAAGAGATTTAAATTTCTCTACTTCAGTATCAGTCATTGATTTGCAGAATTCTTCTGTAATTGTATTTCTTTCTACATAATTGATGTACTTAGACATCGTAACATTCGATTCCAAAGATTCATCAAGTTTAGATTCCAAAATAACTACTGATTCTTGTAATTCTGCAACAAGATCAAGTTTTTCATCTGGAACTTCAATATAATGTTCTTGGAATAAATTTTTCATTCCACTAACAAATCCTTCAAGAATGTCATTTTTAATGCCGGTTGTAACGGCAAGTTCATTATCATTCATCCACTGCTCAACAACATAGTTGAGGTATCCATCAACTTTTTCAACAATTTCTTCTTTAGCACCTTCATAGTATTCTACAAGGCGGTCTTGGAATTCTTCTTCTAATGATTCAACTTCTTGAGTCACTCTTGACATTACAGCAGCTTCAAAGATTGCAGTAGCTTTTTCTCTGAATTCTTCTGTAAGGTTTTCACCATTCATTAAAGCATCAACATCGGCATCAATATCTTCTTTAGTTAACTTATCAACTGCTCTATTAATACCAGTTTGGCGTTTATGTATCTTTTGCATCTGTTTACCAATATCACCATGACTAACGCCCATAGATTTATAGAATTGTTGTTTCAATTCATGTGGAGCATCACTTGAAGATGACATTTTATCTAAATGGCTTTGTTCAGTTTCTTTTTTACCTAATGCTCTACCATTTTGAGCTAAAGAACCTGAAGCTTTCTTAGCATAAGAACCTAAAGTCTTCTTTGATAATTCTACCAATTGTTCTTCATCTAACTGATCAATATCTTCAGACAATGCTTGTTTAGGACCTTCTTTAGTACCAAACATAAGAGCGTGATGAGTTACCTTGCCACCTTCTTTAGCTACTTCTTTATGAACGCGAGCAGCATCTTGATGAGTGAAAGCAATAGTATGACTAGCTTTGCCAGTTTTATCTTTGTGGTAAATTTTGATACCAGTAGGATTTTCTTCAGCTTCGTCTAAATCTTCTTTTTTCATTTTAGATTCTTTTTTGTCTTCCATATCATCTTCAGCAGAAGCTTCATCTTCCATTTCTGATTCTTTTTTCATTTTAGGTTTCATGTTGCCGCCGCAAGAGGCTTCAGCCAAATGCAATGCTTCAGATTCTTTTAACAAATCTGCAATTTTATCTTCTATAGACATTGTGTCTCCCTTGTTATAGTTACTTAATACGTGTTAAGAAATTTTGAAATTCTTTCAGTGATACTTCATTTATTAAACTAGATTTGGCACCTGAAATTGCTTTACGAGCTTCATCAATATGGCGTTCAGTAAAGATACCATTAACATAAACCCATTCTTTACCTTCCATGATACCATTAACCCAACAATCAATACCGCTTGGTTCGTGAACAATATCCACTGCATTCAATTTATAGTCGGACTGAACTTCGTTTATATTACCTTTACGAACAACAGAACCGAGTCCTCTTGAAGATACTCCTAGTTTAACACCTTCTTCTAAGAAGTTCTGAGCAATCTTGCCCATAGGAGTATCAAGGATTTTAGCTTTGCCAACAATGTCATTACCATCAAATCTTAATTCTGTAATCAAGTGAGATACTTTATCAAGATTAAGTGCTGGTGAATCTGGATGACCAAGTTCGCCAAGTGAGCGTTTTTCTTTTATAGAAGATTGGTATTTTTTGAGTTCTGATTCCATAATAGACTTAGGATAAGTTCTTCCATTTCTATTAGGAGTATCGGCTTGCATAAAAACACCACTGATGTAATGGGATTTCTTTGTGCCATCTGATTCGACCAGATATTGCACATCCATTACTTGTTCTGTGATTAATTTCATATCTGTCCTTAGATTGATTGGATAGTGCTTAATTGGTCTGTATTTTTATAACCAGACACTTTTTTAAGTCTAACCCAAAGTTCCATATTGCCAGTACCAGTAACAGTAAACGCTAATGGATATGTGTTGTTAATTGGATCAGATGCAAATCCTGCTTCAGATAAATTGACATTAGAAATTGTATTGGCTTGTAGTGAATATGATCTTACAGAATTTCTGTTTATCTGGATCACACAATCTAAATCGCCAGACCAGAACATAGAACCAATATTAACTTTCTGAGTAGCACCATTCAGTGCTTCGTTTACTGCAAGGATATCTGTTGTTAAGTTAAGTGTTGCTGAACCAGCAGTGCCTGCAACTTTAACAACAACATCGCTATAGGTTTTTGATACAACTGTTATAGTTACAGCCATCTTTTATTCCTTAATTGTTTCTTGAATAACACTGAAGAAGTTATCTTTAGATTCATTCATAAAAGTAATTGCTTTAGTATTATTTATTAAAATTTGATTTAGGAGATTCTGTGTTTCTTCGGTAATAGACACAACAGCACCATCATCGAGGGTATATTCGTATCTATTACTTATCGAAGAAGTATTTTCTCTTAATTCTAAAACTACAGGATCTATTGCAAATCTTTGAGATGATAATAATGTAGAATAGGATTCAATCAAAGCAGGGCTAGCAACGATGCCGTAGTGTTCTTTTATAGAATTTGTAATATTCTTGTTAGTATCAATAGATTTTACAAAGGTCGAGTAGTTCATTAGTCGTCCGTGTCTTTAAACATAGTTTGAGCAACTTCAATTTTTCTATCATCAATAGCAGATGAAATCTTATCAGCCATTACAGTTTGAAAAGAATTCTCAATATCAGTTGCTTTACCAGAAATAATAGCATCAACTAAATTTGAAGTAAATTCTGTCATAATATGTCCCCTATTGTTCAGTTTGTGGTGTTGTATCTTGAGTAACTTGCCCAGAATCTTGTTCTTGATCTACTGGAGCAGGTTCCTTTTTAATCTGAGCAGCAATCTCTTTAATATCTTTTTCTGATTGCATCAATACAGTTTTCTGTACCCATTCAACTGAAAAATACTTACCAACATAAGGATCCAACAATTGCAGCGTCTGGAGTCTGTTTTGCAGAATCTCAGTATCTTTCATTTCTTGGAAATGATTATCCTGGTTGAAATCGTATCTTATACTATTAGCAAATTCGTCCCATTCATCTTCACGAATGATACCCTTTGCGACAAGTTGGATTCTTAATATTTCGTTGAATACATTAGAAAACTTATTTCTTAATCTATTTATAAACTTACCAAACTTAATCTCATCACGAGTAATTTCTGAACTTCTACCAAGAGAAAAACCAGTATCTGGTCTAAGTCTTGAAATAGGAACATTAAGTGCTTGGAATAATTTATTTTGGAAGTAGTTGATATCTTCAATTTGACCAAGATTCTGTGCACCATCAAGAGTAGTAATTTCAGTACCTTTACCACCTTCTCTTCTAGGCATCCAGAAATCTTCCATCATAGAAAGATTTTTCTTATCAGTTTTAACTTCACCCGTAACAGCATCATAAACAAGTTTGTTTCTAAACTTATTCATAATGTCTTGAACGTATTGTTCAGCTTTCAGTTTAGGTAAATTACCAACATCAATATAAAATACTCTACGTTCTGGTGCTCTTGATACTCTGTAAATTACTAGAGCATCCTCAATCATTTTCAATTGGTTTGTAGGTTTGATTGCTTTATGCAAGTATCCCATAACCATATTAGTATTACCATCAAGAATACCAGAATGACAATAGGCAACTGAATCCAAACTCATACGAACACCTTGAGTAGTTTGGGTAGTTAATCCCTTATCATTGTATAGGTAGTATTCTTCTTGGATACTTGTAAGTTCTACACCTTTAGGAGAACGTGAAGATTTTACAACTTTAACACGTCTGATTTTTTGTGGTTCGATGATTCTTAATTCAGTAATGCCAGATTTCTTATTATTCTCATCAAGCATGATGTTGTAATAGATTCTACCATCAATGTACCAAGTTCTGAAAATGTCGTGTCCTCTATCATTGAACTTCAATAGAGAAAGTACATTATCAAATTCATCTCTAATTTTCTTTTTGATGCCATCGGAAACTTTAGTATCGTCAAGAACGATATCGACGGTTTGGCCAGTATCACTAGTAACGATTGCTTCGTTGACAATATCTTCAATTGCTGAATCGCAATCTGGATATTGACTGATTTCACGATATTTCCGAATTAGATCATTTTCGTTTTTAATGCCGCCATCTAAATCTACAGAAAGACCATAGTAATTTGCGGCAGATACCAAAGCAGAACCGTCTTCAAGAGACGGTGGCACTACTGAAGCCACCACCGCCTTTTGATTCGCTTTCTTTTTGGTTAAATTAATTCCAAAAATTTCCATTATATACCTTTATTAGTTATAGACTAACTGTTCCGAATGGAGTATCTATTGATACATTAACACCGAATCCATTACCTGGTTTGGTTGTATTAGAAGTCCAATAGTCATATAAGAAAGTAACATCGAAAGATTCGATTGCTGTACCTGCTTCATAACTTAATTCAATAGAACCAATCATTTGTGGAAATGCATTGATGAATGTGTACTGTTTCATAGTATCACCATTTCTATCAAGTTGTTCTACTCTCATTTGAACTTGATAAGCTAATGGATTAACGATACCTGTAGTAGAAGCAGCATTTTGGATACCTTCAATCCATTCTTCAAAACGGTTACGGATATTGAAGTTTGTATCGTTATAGATGCTTACTGTCCATGGTTCGTAAGTGCGTTCTCCAGCAATATGAACTTCACGACCACGGTATTGAACAGGAATAGTACCTAAATTTGAAGCTGGCAACTGAGTTGCGTGACATAAGAATTGAGATTCTTGTGCAGCTAATAAACCAGAACCACCACCAACCCAACTTGGCATTGATAACATTGCTCTAAAGTGATTAGCTCTAGCACCGCCACCCTTTAGAGTGCTTTTGAAATCGTTGATTTGCATATTAATTTAACTCCTTAATTGAATGTTTGGTATTAAAATGTCTTCCTATCTGAAGATATGAAATTACTCTTTTGCAAATTGTGCAAGAACATTTTGGATATTGTTTTCCTGTTCTAGCTAAACTTTTCTTGAGTTTTGTCTCATCAGATTCAATTTTACTGAGTTTAAAATTATTACCTTTCATCATTTCAGATTGAGTAATCTTCTGTTGGACAGATTGCTTTCTACCTTTATTTCGCTTTCCCCATTCCGAAGTTTTCTTTCTTCTTTCAACGGAATATGAATTTGATCTATTTCTACTACCTCTTAAAGCAGCTTCAGGACAAATAGCACGATTATCTGTTTTATTTATAAAATCTTTACGGTATATAACTTTAAGTCTTCTAAGAACTTTATTTTCCCAATTTATAGCAGATTCTCTAATTATAAATGTATTTCTTATCTGAAACTCAAATGAATCTTTTCCATATAATTCTATCAATGATTTTATATGTTTTGAACTAGTAAAATATGTAATCCAAAATTCTTCAGGATTACAATTCTTAGCATATCTAACTCCATAATAATATTGATTTGTTGGTAAACATTTCAACAAATAAGTATATGGCTTACCAATATACTGTTCCATTAGTTTCTCCAAACTAATACTCAATTGAAAAAGGTTGAGTTCAATGGTCCCTTGAGTATGGGATTTTCAGGAGCTACCCTAATTGAACTCATGTAAATTAGTTATGCACCAACAGTTGAGAACTCAACGCTTTGACGAGTAGCGATGAAGTTTAATGTGATGTAATTGATTGAGTAGTTTGGTTTGATGTATATATCAGCAACAAAGTTATAACTTTCAATTACAGCAGCTGTATTGTTAGTCGTATCACAAACCACTTGGAAATCAGTAATACCACGTCTTCCTTGAATATCTCTCAAGAATGGTTCAAGCATATTTTTGAACTGTGCTCTTGTAAATGAATCGTTGTATTCAAACAATTGGTATTTTGCCGCAACTGAAATAGATCTTTCAAGAATAATGAACAATCTACGAGTTCCGATACGGTCAAAAGCAGATGGTTTAGCTAATAGAGTTTTGTCGCCGTATAACACAACACCTTGACCAGGGAATGAAACCACTGGGTTAATGCCGTTGCTATAAATTGCATCTCTAGCGCTTTTATCTGGATTGTAAGCTAATTTAACTACATTTTTAACTTGACCACGTGTATAACCACCAGGAGAGAACCAAGGATCATTTGTGCCATCTGTACGAGCACATAATCCAGCAGTGTCACCATTTAATGGAATCCAACGGTAAACGTCATTATATCTGTCATACTGATATTTATAACCAGAATCAAGAACAGCATAAGAAGATGATGGAAGTGCATCACGATATGCTGAAACTTTAGCAGTAATATCAGAACCATTACCAATTAAAATATCGCCAGTACTATCTTCAGGAGAAGCAAATACGATAATATCTTTACGAACTTCAGCAATGTTACTAATTAATGAAGTAACAGTTGCAGATGATGCTTTACCAGCAGCAATGTAAGCAATAGGATATAATTCTGGGTTAGCAATTAAATTGTATGCTTCTAATTGATTTGCTGAAGTTGATGTTAAGTCACTAACACCGCCAGTCAATTGGTAGGTAGCATAAGCAGTAAGATTAGTATAAACAGTAGTACTAGTTAATGTAGTATCCCAATCTGTTGCTAATTTAGAAGTCCACCAAACATAGTTAGATTGGTGGTTTAATACATTTTTATAGTAACTGCTTGTTCCGTTATCGGTTTTAGCATTAGCTGCTTTAGAAACGAATGGGAATTTTTCAAGAATCGTTCCAGGAACGCCTGTCCATTCACCTTTAGAATCAATAATAAGAATATGCAATTCATCAGAAGCAGTAGTAGCGCCTTTTTGTGTAGCAAAAGATGAAGTACCAGGAGCAGTAGAAAATTGACTTGCATATTGCCAATCGGCTTTAATAGCACCATTTGTTAATGCAACAGTAGCATTAGCAGAAAGAGTAGCTACACTATCAGAAGTAATAGATGCAACAGTACCAACAGTAGCACCAGTTGTATCTTTTACAACAGCACCAACATATAATTCAGTTAAGAATTTAGTTTGAGCTGCACCTGAAGTTCCACCAGTTAAGGTAGTAGTAGATGTTAAAGTAGTAACAGTACCTGAAAGAGTAACTGCTTTAAATGTAGCAGCATCAGCAACAGCAATTGCAATAGAATTACCTAATGCACCCGGATATTTTGCTGTAAATTTAATTGTACCTGTACCAGCAATGAAATTTTGTTCATATACTGTTCTATTATTGATGGTAGAAGCAGTACCTGAAGAAACAGCATTTCTTTGAGCAGTAGTACCAGTACGAATGTTTAATAAGTTACTAGAATAAGATAAGAAGTTTGCTGCAGTAAACCATGATTGAGCATTGGTGTCAGTTGGTTTACCAAATTTAGCAACAAGTTCGTTTTCTGATGAGATAGTAGTAGGTTCTAATACAGGACCCCAAGAATAAGCACCAGCAACTGCGGCTGCAGAAGATGCTATTGTAGGTACAACATTAGTAAA